GTAGAAAAGGGCTCAGCTCCATCTGATTACTCAGTAGCACCAAATGATGCTCTTGAAGCTGTGAAAACCGTTCAAAGACAGTTGGATGGCTCATGGTCTGTTCAGAACATCAACAGTGCAGGTGATTTGATTTCTGGAATCAATCTGGGCGCTAATGGCCATAATCGATTTGACGGTAAGCTGACCCACATCACTGGTGAAACTCTGATTGACAACGCAGTTATCAAGTCAGCTATGATTGACAAGCTGAAGACAGCCAATTTTGAATCTGGTTCGGTCACGACTGCGATATTAGACGCTGAGGCAGTAACGGCCGATAAAGTGAGATTTGATGATGCGTTTATTAGGAAAATGATTGCAAATGAAGCTTTTATTAACCAACTAACTTCTAAACGCATTTTTGCGACAAAAGTCGAGTCAGTCGTTTCTAGTTCAACATTCCTAGAAGCTTACCAAGGCCGAATCGGTGGATTTACTATTGGGCGTTTTGACCAAGGAAGAGGTCGCTGGATTTCGGGTGTTAATCAGTTTTCTGTCGGTATGGGTAACGGTGAAGGAGGAAGCTACAATGGCGAAAATACTGCATTTTGGGCGAACTGGGGTTACAATTGGAACTCTCCTGGACCCAATGCCTGGTATGTAACAACATCAGGAAATATGCATTGTCGGAACGGAGCGGCATTTCACGGGAAGGTAGACTTTTCGGATAGATCAACAGTGAGTTTTTATAGCCAACCGTTCTTTTCAAAAGGAGCAGTGATAAATGGTGATTTAAGTGTGTCGGGTCATATTACTTACAATGGTGGTGAGTGGATTTATTCACCTAGATACAAACAATTAAGAAAAACGACTTCACAAGGAAGCGATTGGCTATATTTAGATATACAAGGTAACAATGGTAGCGACTGGATTCATATGAATAAAGAGATTTCAGATCGTCGTTATAAATCCAATATCCAAGAAAGCCAAGTATCTGGTCTAGATGTTATCAATAATTTAAAAACATACAGTTATCGCAAAAAGTACGATGGTAAAGTTGAAGATATCTCATGTGGTATCATGGCACAAGATGTCCAGAAATATGCCCCTGAAGCCTTTTTCGAAAATCCTGACGGTGCGTACTCGTACCGAACATTTGAATTGGTTCCTTACTTAATCAAGGCCATTCAAGAATTAAATCAAAAAATAGAAAAAATGGAGAAAACAATAGCATGAATAACAACATGGACGCAGTAGTGAATCAGTTAACACTTGATTCGCTGACTGAAAAGTTAGCAGTCAGTGAGCAAGTATCAGCTAAGAATGAGGCTCTTTATTTGTATGCAGCAAGCGAATTGCATACGATGAAAAAGGTCCTAGAATATGACCCAGCTCTAAAAGAGCTATTTGAAGAAACACAAGCAAAAATGAAAGGAACTAACTAATGAATTACGAAGTAGCAATTAAACCATATCTTAAAGGTGCAGAAAATGTAACAGTTGTCGCAATCAAGATGGAAAACAACGGACGCTATTCTTACGAGCAAGTAGAATTGCATGGTGACCATACGCAGGACAATGAAGAAACCTTGGTTCAAGCGGTGTTGGATCATATCCGTACAGAGCTTGACCCAACAAGCGCCATCGTGCAAGCACAAGCGAAACTTGAAGAAGCTGAACAAAAACTGGCTCAAACAGAAGCTAAACAAACAGCTACAGACCAAGCAGTTAAGCATAATCAAGAAGAAACAGACCGCTATGGTAAAATCATCCATGCGGTCGTTTTAAATGCTGTAGCAGGCAAGACAATCGCCTATGGGACCAACTACAAGGAATTGGTTGAGTTGATTCCACTTGCAGAAGTTGGTAAACGCTACATGGCGCACGACTTGATTACCATTGAAGACCCGGCTCATGTTGAGGTTGACGGAGAAGGTAAACGTATCTTGATTCAGCTTAACCGTGAATTCACTTACAACGGCGAACCTGTCAGCGACTTTGCCCGAAACGGTCGTCTTGAAATGGACGGAACAGGCGCAGCATGGAAGTACGAACCTAAAGAATAGGAGGTGTGTATGCAAATTGAATTTTTCAATTTTTTCCGAAGCGTCGTCCAGACTGAAGATGGTCTGGTCTTGTACGCTCTGGCATTGATTGTCTCAATGGAAATCATTGATTTTGTAACAGGGACAATTGCTGCTATCGCAAATCCTGACATCGAGTATAAGAGCAAAATCGGTATTAATGGACTCCTTCGCAAAATTCTAGGGGTCCTTTTACTGATGATCCTCATCCCGATGTCTGTACTCTTGCCTGAGAAGACAGGCTTCGCATTCTTGTACTCGATCTATCTCGGGTACATCGCATTTACTTTTCAATCACTCATTGAGAATTATCGCAAATTAAAAGGAAATGTCACTCTTTTTCAGCCAATCTTGAAAGCATTCCAACGATTGCTTGAGAACGATGATGACAAAAATAAAGGAGAATAATAAATGCAACAAATTAATGAAATTATCACAAACGGAGCAGTAAGCATTGCAATTATTTTGCTTGCTATCGCAGTTAAAGCGTTCAAGGAGTACCTCATCAAAGAGGGCGGGGAAAGAGCGGTAAAAATCGCTGAAATCTTAGCTAAAAATGCGGTTCATGCCGTGGAGCAGGTCGCAGCTGAAACAGGCTATAAGGGTGATGAAAAGCTAGAGCAAGCTCGTGATAAAGTCCGAGCTGAGCTGACCAAATATAATATCAGCATGACTGACAAGGACTTAGACACCTTTGTAGAGTCAGCTGTGAAGCAGATGAACGACGCTTGGAAAGGGGAAGAGTAATGGATATCGATACAAGCAGACTACGTACAGACTTGCCGATTGTTGGGTTTGAGCCTTTCCGTCAAGTACATGCCCACTCAACAGGCAACCGCAACTCAACTGCTCAAAATGAGGCGGACTACCACTATAGAAAGGACCCTGGACTTGGGTTCTTT